CCACTCTTCTCTATAATCTTATCCTTTATATCCATCTGTCTTTTCTCTTTAGCAATTCTTCTTAGGAAGGCATAGTATACTATCTGTGTAAAATATGCGAAGGGGTTCTTAGACTTAGCAGGGTCGAAGTTATCTATGTACTGTACACAGTTCTCTACACCGTCTGAGATCATATCCTCCTTGTACATATAGTTGATAAAGTTAGGACGATAAGACAAATGTGTTGCTATCTTTAAAAAGCAATCACCTATGTATTCATCTATCCTAGGTTTCTTTTTGTCCCTAATTTTAGCCAATTCAACCTTGTCACGATAAGCCACTATTGCCTTTAGGAACTTTTGGTTATCGACGTAATGTTGATTTTTGGTATTTTTTCTCGCCACCATAAATGCCATATTTAACAGGTTGTTGCATAACAGAATTATATCAGAAATGGAGTAGCTTGACAAGTTGTGTAAATTTGGTTAGACTCAACACTGTCAGGGTTGGCGGGATAGACTTAGCTATTATCTGTATTAAATAGATCTTCTAATCTTTTACGGGTCTCATCGACTTTACCAATAAGTCCCATACCTAAATCAGGATCGATCTCTTGTGAGGTAGATCTACCTGTTGGATGCCTTAACTTTAATTCAGATTGAATAAAATATTTGTACATTACTATAGCCTCTGTACTTAGAGGAGCAATTGTAAGGATCCTATCTTCAGGTATTATATAAAAATCTTCGGCGGAAAAAACCATCCACTTCTTTAGACCTACAGCTACAGCCCTCTTCCCTTCGGACATAGTATCATTTGCGTGAACCTTTGCAGGATCTTGAATGAATGCCATATGTCCACCTTCTTCATCAGATACTACTATCTTACCAATGATCTCTTCTCCGTTCATAAGCTTGATAGCTCCGAAGAATTCTTCATCAGGTCGAATGTAACTGAGGGATTGACTCATTTCTTGTCTCCTAAATTAATCTCAGTGATGCCGTAGGTGAACTTCTCGTCGTTATAAATTCGGATCCGTTCAGTCAAATGGTTTAGAGTGAAATTTCTAAACTTACCATTACTAATGTCATCAGCAAAATCATAAAGTGTAGCACGTGCCTTTGAATCGTGCTTCCTCAAGGCTCTACCTATTGATTGTAGGTTCCGAACTCTTGATTTAGTTGGTGAGGCAAAGATAACATTATGTAGGTTCTTGATATTGATACCCGTACTAAAGGTACCGTACGAAGCAAGGATGATAGCGTTGTCAGACGCTTCACAGATTTGTCGTACTTCTTCACGTTCATCAGTGGGTACACCACCGTGAATATAAAACAAATGTTTAGATTTGTTATTACTATTTAGCATTTCCCACAAAACGTCTCCGTGCTTCTCGATAAAATTGAATAGTATCAAGGTGTTTCCAGAGATATCCTTTGCCAATCCAGTGATGATTTTATTCCGTTTCCTATTTCCTATTATATAATTTATCTCATCCTGATAGGAATCAAATCCAATGTAATCGTGTTTACATACTAGGATGTTGATCTTTAATTCTGATAAGTACGAAGACTTCTGTAAGTCTGCAGTCCTAATACTTTGTTCTACGGGACCAAATAAACCTTCTAATACTAACTGGTTGCATTGAAGACCGTCGAGAGTACCAGTAAGACCCACGCGATAGTTAGCGTTATGGCACTTAGTAAGAATGGACGTAAGTGATTTTGCTTTGTATAAGTGTGCTTCATCTCCTATTACCGCATCGAAACGTTTAAAGTATGACTTGTCTTCCTTATAGATTGACTGCCACGTACTAATTATAACCTGAGACTTAGTATATTTTTCTTTACCACCATAGATCTGATCTACAGTCCCTTGACAATAGAATCCATATGATTGAAAATCTTTATATAATTGTTCTACTAATGATGTTGTTGGTACTATAATTAAGACTTCTAAGTTCCTTTGTATGTACCATCTCATCAAACAATATATTATTAAACTCTTCCCTGATCCAGTTGGGCTGAGTATAAGCCGTCTATATCGACGAAGTGCTGAGTAAATTGCTTTGAGTTGATAATCTCTTGCCTTGATAGGCATAGCCAGAGATCGAACAAAACGAGCAATTGTCTGCGGTGTAACTTCTGCATCTGTGTCTCCTGGTTTTCCGAACTGTTCGTTATCATCGATGGTGTAATCGTACCCCATCTTTTCCAACCATTCAACCAGGTATCCATATAGTCCCACATACAATTCACCAGTGCCAGGAGAATACAGACGGATCTTACCATCCCATCTCCTGTACCTACGCTGTTGCTGTAGGAACTTTGCTTCAGGAACTTCGAAGGTAAAGTATTCAGACAATTCGTGATGAATATGCTGCTCAGTACCTATCCTAAGATAGACATCATTCTTTTTAACAATGGAAGTCATCAGACTGGGAACTCGTACCGCTTTGCATCAATCGCATTCTTCACTTGGAATCCACGATTGTTTATCATCTTGAGAATGTTCTCAATATAGTTTATACAAGTCTCAAAGTATTTAATTGTTAGTGTCTGCTTTGCTATATCCTCATCACTATCCAAGAAGATATTTAGATCTCCCTTAAGAACCTTAAGGTCAAAATATTCTCCTTTAGTGTTTGGACCTTTGCCATTGTAATATAACCACTTCTGTTTCCTGATTATACCTAGTTCTATTTTCTTCTCTTCAAGAATTAGTTTGTACTTATTATAGTACACGTGATATTTTTGATGAAGTCTCGGTATAACTAGAGACTCATCACCTAAAGCAAGTTCATCAAAGAGACAATCTTTTGCCCAAGACTCTTGTAGTTCATCAAGTAATGCCACCTGTGTGCTCCTCCATAATATCCATAATGTGTTCGAACGACTTGATGTGATCTATATCACTAAGAAGTTTTGCAAGTTGTGAAACCACTAAGGGTTTCTCATTAATAGAAGCGTATTTAAGTGCAGCACGTACGTTGCCACTAGCATCATTAAGATGCTCTTCAGTTTGCTTAGATAACATAATTAATTCAAGTTAGTTTTACGAGTGCCTTCCAGTGATTGTATCTCGTATGATGTATAATCAAATGAAACACTTGCTTGGAAGTATTCCTGGTCAGATAATGTAGCATCAAATTCCAAAGTACTTAGTGCAGTTGGTTTTAAGTCTTTGAAGTTCACATTATATAGTGGTTGGAAATTTGAATTTAAAATTGCTAGAGTACCATCAGCATACCTGAGATCACCTAGAGACTGACCGTAGTTAGTTTTAAGATTCATAGGTTGATTCTCTATGAAGTCTTGTCTCTCTTTAAAGTTATCTGGTACACCCAATGCTCTCATCCAGTTATGAAGTATGAGAAAGTTTTCCATATTTTCATCAACCAAGAAGGTTAGACTAAATTCACCGTAGGATACGGTGCCTTCTAAATTGATACTACGATAGGGAGTTGGTTGATCTACCAAACTAACGGACATTTCTGGTACATTAGCAGACTGTGCAAAGTATGCCACCTTGGGAAACTTTGCCAGCACGAAACGGAAACCACCTGGTGATAAGAAATTCCTATTTGAGATTTGACTAGTGAAAGACATTTACTATATTAGTGGTCAGCTTCGTACCACTATTTAGTCACTGCCAATACTCGTCTAAAACATCAAACACTCTATTAAGAGTTTGGTTAGCACCAACGCATTCCCATTCTCCTTTCTCTCCTATTTCACACTTATAATCCAACTCTCTTTTGAGTTGCATTAATCTATTTGTCATTGCTACTTTGTCTAATCTACCGTTCATTTGTCTGTATGTAATCTATTGAGTTCGGGTGGTCGTGGATATATGGTACGTCTTCTAGAACAATGCTTCGTGCATCATAGGAATCGCTTGCAGTCACACAGATTTCCTGATGATTGTGTGAGTTGTCCATATACCCGACATTGTAATGGGTCATTGGCACACTCCGTATTATAGTGCAAATATTTAGGCTATGACATAAAAAAAGAGACCCCGAAGGGTCTCTCTTGTGTGTATATCGAAACTTCGATTTACATTAGGTTGTCAACCAAACTACGTCTGTAGTAGCGGTTTGCATTGGCAGTAAGTGCACCTTCACCTTGAGTAGTACCCTCAGCGAATGGGTTAGCAACTAGACCATATCTGGTCTTAAAGCCAATTTTTGGTTGGAATGTATCCTGACCAACCGCACGAACCATCTGTAGAGGAACGTATGGGCAGTAGAATAAACCAGCATCATATGCAGAACCACCTTTGTATCCAGCAACGTAGAAGTGTCTGTCACTTACGTTTGCAGAATAAGGGTCAACATAAACCTTGATTCTTCCGTTAAGAGTACCAGCAAGTGTGCTGCTGTTGTCATCAGGAAGTAGATTGCTGTTTCCAGAAAGAGCAGGTGTGTAATCTAGTACACCAGCCATTGATAGTGCAGAAGCAACGTCAGCAGAACATATTAGTATGTTCCCTTTTCCACGACGAGTTTCGTGCCCGATGGCGTTCATATCTCTTTCAATGTTGAAAAGTAAACCTTTGAACTTTTCAACTGACCATCTACCGTTGGAGTCAACGTCTAAGTCGAAGATACCAGCAGTTGCTGTGTTGTTCTGAGAACCAGGTCTTGCAACCTTGTATACAGTACGAACAACTTCTCTGTTGATCTCAGCAAGAACCTCTGTTGAGAGGATGTTTGCTAGTTCTGACTCAGCGTCTAAACCGTGAACGGCTTTGAGGTCTTGAGCTAGTTCTAGTGAGTACTCAGCTTTGAGGGCTCTGGACTTAGCAGTCACAGTAACTTTCTCAATACTGAAGTTCATCTCAGCGAACTGGTTGCCAGCAGCATCACCTAATGCTTCTGACTCGGCAGTAGTCATACCTGTTGAGGTATTGTAAGTACCACTGTCGTTAAGTAGACCTGGGTTAGATCCAGCTTGTGCTGTTCTTCCTAGATCTGATGCTGCGTTCTCTGCAGAGAACTCTGAATCTGCTTCATTGAAGAATGCTTCAGTTCCAGCAGTACGGTTAGTACCGTAACGTGAACGCATTGCGAAGATAAGTCCAGTAGGACCAGTCATTGGCTGAACACCAGCAATGTCATAAGCAATAAGCTTAGGCATTGACCTTCTGATCAAGCTAATGAGAACAGGATCGAAACCTGCACTTGGACCTGTGGCAGTAGCGGTGGCACTGAAACCTGCAACGGATGAGGTTGATGCTGTGCTAACTGTTGGAGCTGCTTCTGTAAGAACTCCAGCTTCTTCTCTTAAAAATTTTTCTTGGTTTTCGAGCAGGACTGCGGTGACCGCTTTCTTGTAATTGTCCTTGATACTATCAAGTCCATCACAATCAAGTACGGGGTTCCACTTTTCCTGCAACTGTTCAGAATTGAACATTGCTTTTTTTCTCCTTGGAAATAGTAGTTTTAATCAATTAGTCATTTAGGCTTTGAAACGCTTCAGAGCATCTACGTAACGTGACATAGACTCTGTGATTTCGCTGTCCACAACTGGTTGTACGTCTTCTGCAACGGTTTCACTGTCAGCTTTCGCTGGCTTGCTGGAGAAGTACGACTCCTTCAGAGTTTCTACCTTGCTGCGGAATGACTCTTCATCTTCAAACTCAACCCCTTCTGATAAAGATGCTAGCTTCTCCTTTTCGGTAGATGCTAGTCCCTCAGAAACCTCGCTCACAATCCCATTCTTAACGAAACCTGCAACTGTAGAGTTGAGGCTTACATTCTTTTCAATTTGCTCGTTGAGTTTTGCTTCCATTGAATCAAGTTCAGATGCCATCGATTGAAGAACATCTGCCTTTTCTTCGGGAACCTCAATATGGTTCTCGACGAAAACTTTTTTAAGACCGTCTACAACACTCTCAGCGATCTCTGCTTTGAGACCAGTATCAACTGCGAGTTTGTTATTGTCCATCCAACCTTGAACTGCATAGGTTAGATATTCATCGACCTTCTCGGCCAATTCAGTCTTAACAATTTGGATTTCCTCTGTTAAGGACTTGGTGTACTCTTCGTGTACTTTCTCAAGTTCCTCATTGAGGCGAGAGACGACTGCAGCTTCGAAGATTGTTGCTGCTTTAGTCTTGAACTCTTCGGAGAGTTCTTCTCCTTCGGTTAATGCTGCAACATCTTGAGATACATCGATCTCGATTAACTGTTCACCATCAGCATTCTCTGCTTCTACAGACTCAGCCTTCTTGCTGCTTGCAGCAGATGGTTTTGTCTTAGGTGCAGACGCTTGAGTCTGAGTTGGTGTCTTAATCTTGTTGCTCTCATCATCAGGCTTTGAGTTCTGAGGTGTAGGTCCACCGAGAACTTCGACTGATCCGAGTGAAGAACCATCAGCAACGGCACCGTCGAACTTAGCTTCGGTGACCTCTTGGGTTTGTTCTTCAGATGCCTTTACTGTTTCATCCGACATTAGTTTTGTCTCCTTAATAAATTCTTACTGGAATTAATCTAAAAAATATTTATAATCTATAGAGAGTTCATAAGTTTTGCGAATGCGGAAACTTTCATCTCTTCGATTACTTTTGCGTTTGGAGCATTGTCCAAACCTTGCTTAATTGTGCGGAGTTCACGTTCTTTGAGAAGATTATTCTCCCAGACCCACTCCTTTCCTTCCATTATTCCAGACACAAAAGCGTCTGGTGCACTGGGATCTGCCACAATATCAGCAGCAGTGGCAAGCATAAAGTCATCAGCGACAACATTTACACCTTCACTAGTCCTTCTTAGGGATCCAATCCCGCGTGAGGATACCCCTAATTTGACTCCTTCTCCTAAAAGAGACCTAGCAATGTTACCCATAGGGGTCTCAAGGATACGTGCTCTTCCTTTGAAGTTTGTTCCATCTTCTTGCAAAGATGTGATTAGATGAGATACTCTATCTAGGTTAACTGTTGGACCTTCGGGGTGACCGAGTTCTCCAAGTGCTCTACCTGACTTAACGAAGCTTTCGTTGTATTTACCAACTTCTCTTCGGAGAGTAGCCATAGGATACATCCTTCCATTGCGATTTTTAATCTCGCCTTGGAGAAACGTGCCTTCGATATACAGATTTTTCTTACCACTCTTTGTACTCTCTTCAAGTACTTGAATGTCTTCAATCTGTTCCGTTATCAGTTTCATTAGGTGTCTCCTCTGGTGTTACTTCAGTTTCAGGTTCAGAATCTTTTAACCAATCTTTTGCAATCTCTTGTCTTCTCTGATCTAGAGCATCTTGAGAGAGTGCCATCATTGCATCATTAACTTCACCGCTTAAATCCTTTTTATCGGAAAACAGTTTGTCAACAATTTCAGTAGCTGGAATGCTAGGCATAATAAGTCCTCATCAGTATTATTTAGAATTCCCCACGTTTATAGTCCGCAGGTTCTACATTATCTATGCCAATTGGAGCCTCTTCTTCCATCCCTTCGCCTTCCATAGCTGCAGGATCTTCGATAGGCATACCAGTGGCAGGGTCAATCGTTGCGGGATCTGGTAAGACACCCTTCTCGATTTCATCCTCAATCTGTTCGTCAATCTCATTGATCTCTGCGTCAGTATGTCTAAGAATATGACGACGGATATATTCAAGTGAGAAGTAACGGCCAGCAAATGGATCCATTGCAGTGACTAGGTTTAGACGCTCAGTAAGCATCTCTTTCTCCTTCAGTTCAGCGAAGTAGTTGTCAGCAATGAAGTTGTACTGGATGTGTTCTGACATATCATCCCAGTCCTCAAGACTGATGATACCTTTCAGAACTAATTGTGTCTTAAGTAGATCGTGGAATAGATAACTGAACTTCTTCCTCAATCTTGTGACAAACTTTTGGAATTTAATTTCATCTCGTGTGATCTCAGCAGCACGACCTAAATTAAATGTTGAATCAGATTCTAACCGTGACTCTGGAACGTTTAATGCACGGTATAGTTTCTTTTGGAAGTACTTGACATCCTCAAGTTCTCCAAGATTTTGTCCACCTGGGAGCGTAGTGATTTCAGTACCTCGTCCTCCTTCTCTTCTGGGTAACCAGAAGTCTTCGAGCATTGACATAAATTTTCTGTCATCTCTTATTTCTCCTGTATCTGCGTTGTATACTAACTTGTTTCTATAGCGAGACATTACCTCACGGAGGTACTGTTCTGCTTTTTGCTTTGGAAGATTTCCTACATCAATGTAGAAAATACGACGTTCTGGTGCACGGCTCAAACGATAGATAACCAGCGAGTCTTCAATCATCCTCAGCTGGTTAAGTGCTTTAATTGCCTTGTGCAAATGTGACATAATCACATTCTTATTCATATCTTTCAAACCACTGTGGCAGAAAGAAATTGCATCAGGTGCAATCTTCATACCAGAAGTCTCCATACCTGCACGCATCCCCTTGGGATTGTACACGTAGTACTCTGCAGTCTTAGGAGCTAAGTTAGCTTCTAGTGTACGTGGATCAAGATGTTGTTTATCCTTCTTGTTCTCCATCTCCACGACTTTGCGAATCTTACGAGGATCCACATACCTAAGTTCCGTGATTCCACCACGGGGATTCTTAACATCAATTACTTTATGATAGTATAACTTCCCATCAATATACCAACGTCTAAAAATATCATATGCCATCTTGTCAAAATCAAGAAGTCTCAGACAGTTTACAAACTCTTCTCTGATTTGCTTCTTAATTCCAGCACCGACTTTTAAATTACTTAGTTCTACTTCTACAGGTGTATCATCTACATCACCTGCAATTGCTTCATTGACCACATCATCGATTGCTCTGTCACATTCAGGATGAATTGACATAGAGCGATAACGACGGATGAGATCATTCTCATCTTTAAATGTTCCATCAAGATCAATGGCGGTACCAAAGTACCCTCCACCTGCGACTGGTGTAGCCGCATCATCTGACTCTTTACGCACGAAAGAAGGGCCAGTAGCCTGACCCTTCTTCGCTCGTTCAAGAGAATAACCAAAAAGTTGTGACATCTATCTCGTTTTGTCTGACCTACTATTTAGCAGGGTTGTGAACCGCTTATCCAGCGTTACCAGTGTTGATGTCTGTATCGTATGTCCAGTACTGAACTTGGAACTCTACAGTATACTCTTCTGGTGTGTCATTGTTACCCCAATCTAAATCAATAGCACTGATATTAGATGGCCAAATACCTTCGAACCTATAGGTACGAATGATCTTTCCTTTTCTATCCATCTGTCTAACCTTTGCCATTGCCTGATAATCAGCGATGGTGTTAGAGTTCTGGAAATTCTGTTGCAATGCTTGGATGTTTGTTGACCAAGATTCGAAGAATGCTCTGAACTTAAATGACTGGTCGTTAAGTACGGTTACAGTCCAAGGTTCAAAGTTACGGTCTCCAGCAATCTTAAGCATACGTCCACGATAGGGAACCTCAACAACTCCAACAGTAGATGCTGGAATGTTTGCTGCCTTCACAAGGAAGGTACCAAAAGCAGATGCTTCTGATGCATTGAGTTGTGATCCTCCTGCTGCGTTCTCTACTCCTTCTGATGATGATCCTGATACACCACCTGACTGTGGTGTTACTCCATCCTGTAGGACAGGAGGTGCATAGATCTCACATTGGAACAGATTGGGACGAGCAAAGTCCCTTACTTGGTCACGGAAGGAGAAAATCGGGGCTCTGACCGCCGATTGTTCTACCTGTCCTGGTTGTGATTCTGCCATTTGTGTGTCTCCTTAATTAGTTCTCTTGAAATCAGCTAGTTACTTCAGCGAAACTAGAACCAGTTCTAGTAGCAGTGAAGGTAAGTGTGATGTAATTGATCGACCTCGTAGGCTTCACGAATATCTCCGCAAAGAATTCCCCACGATCAATTGCTTCGGGTGGGTTGTTGCTGCTGTCGCAAACAACTAGGAAGTCCACTACACCACGACGTGACTGAACACTACGTAGGAATGGTTCCACAATATTCTTGAATGAAGCACGAGTGAACTCGTCATTCAATTCGAATAGTTGTGTCTTAGCTGCTTCTGAGATAGCATCTTCTAGTACCAAGAACAAACGACGAACGTTAATTCTGTCGAATGCAGACTGGTAAGATAGTGCAGTCTTATCACCGAATAGTACGATACCCTCACCAGGGAATGCTACTACTGGGTTAATACGTGCAGCATACAAGCGATCTCTATGATCTTTTAGAGGAGAATATGCTAATTTAATTGCGTTCCTTAACTGACCTCTATTGAATCCTGCAGGTGAGAACCAAGCTTCTGAATTCAGAGTTGTGCTTAATGTTAGTCCTGCAAGGTCAGCGTTACAAGCAATATAACGATACTTGTCGTTGTACTTGTCATAGATGTACTTGTAGTTGTTATCAAATACAGCGTAAGAAGTAGAAGATAACTGATCGAAGAAATCAATCGTACGATTTACTATGACGTTGGTATCGCTCTGTCCAATCACATCTGCACGTGATGGAGAGATAAATGCCATACAATCTTTACGTGTAGCAGCGATGTCAATGATCTTTTGTGCTTTTGCAACAGTGTCGCTGGTGTCTGCCAATGATGGACCCATTAGGATGTAGTCAACATCAATAGTTTCTTTGTCAGCAACAAGGTCAAATGCAGCTAGGATCTCTCCACGTGCTAAGGTATAACCATCAACACCACCTTGTATGGTGTGCTTGACAGTTGAACCATTTGTTGTACCGATGATTTCTCTACCTAGAGATGTTTCATTCGTTTTGATTGGTAATTGTTGCTTAATCAAATCGAACTGGGTACCAATACCTGATTGTCCCCAATCTCCGTTAGCAGATCCATTTACATCATACAACTCTGAGGTCTCGTGTGATCCCCAGTATATGTACTGTGAATTGTTCTTAATGACATCCTTATAGTAGATTGTCTCTCCTTGAACACCTTTAGCATCAGATGCTTTAGATACAAAGAGGAACTTCTCAAGAACAGATCCAGGAGTACCAGTTAGTTTTCCATCTCCATCGAGGATGATGATATGCATTTGGTCATCAGCACCACCACGATCAGCAACCCAAGGTGAGGTTGTAGGACGTGGAGCAACTGCGTTCCATTTCTGACTACCACCGAAATAACGCTCATCATACTCAGAGCGTACAGCAGCAACAGTTATATTTGGTGAACCACCACCATTGTCATCTTCGATGGTGTAGTTTGGTTCGAATCTATTAGCGTTTGAATCTTTAATAATGTGTAGCTGACGGTTGATGACACTTACCTTTGCCTTGTCTCCAGTCTTAGATCCACCAGAAGCAGCAGTCCAAAGAGCAATAACATCACCGACTTCAAGAACGTCAGATGATAGAGAGTAATTGACAGCAAGTTCAATCTTGCGAGTGATAGGATCATATGCAGTTACAGTACCTTGTACTGCAATACCTACAGGTGATGCTGCATCAGTCTCTGCTCTCCAAAATTCTCCAGTATTAAAATCACCAGAAATTGAAGGAGCATCAAGAGTTGCTACGACTGTGTAACGATAGATCTTAGCAGTTGCATTTGCTGCACTGTATG